TGGAGATGCATATTAGTGGAGGTGCCAATTTTCACCACAATTTGTGGGATTATTCTAGCGATGAACTGCGTGCAAGTGGTGGTTGGTTTTCCAACACATCATATCGGCTCGTGGAACGTCGTTATGTCGGCTGTGACCACAGTGTTATTTGGTTGTTTCCTGCCGGTTGGGTTGTTTGGGGCTGTGATTGGCTCCTTCGATGGCTCGGCTGGCAATTGGATGCTACGCCTTTTGTACTTTTTAACCCCGTTGTTGGTCAGTTCGCTCGTTACATTGTGAATGACACACGTGGTTGCCTGATCACGACTTGTCGTGTCGGGTCGTTCGATGCTTGTACAGTTGAGGCCTCCGTTGATTCGCGCGTTCGCGCGGCTGCGTTGGCAACGACTGTCACTTTAACGAACCATACTGTGGAATCTTATGGTGTGAGTAAGGATGCTGCGATCTTTTTGACTGATTACTGGCGAAGTAAACCTGAGGGTTTACCGCCGGTGATGGCCATTGGTCCTGCCCCTGTCACTAACTATGAGTGTGGCCCGGAGTTTGTTGAAGAAGCTAAACCTTCCGTGCATGCTTACATGGATCCGATTGTGAGTGGTGGTGCGTTCGCCCCTTTTGTTTCTCAAGGCAACATGGCTACGGCTGTGCAAAAACGTCTTGTTGATATCACTAGTGACGCTGAACCCACCTCTCAACTTGAGGAATTCATGCATGAGTTTGTTGATGAAATTTTGAAGGAGGCTGGCATTGAACGTAATAGTCTAAACCCTACTGACATTGAGGAGGTGTACGAGAAGCAATCTTCTCGTGCGCAGCGCACTCAATTTGGTCAGTATGGTGTTACAAGACAAGGTATTGAGGAGGATGCTTCTGCGTTCATGAAAAAGGAAACATATCCGGAGGTGAAAGACCCACGTATTATTACGAACTTTAAACCTAACGAGAAGTTTGAATATTCTTGTTTTGTTTATACCATCACGAAGATTCTTAAGCGCTGTCATTGGTACTCTTTTGTTGAGCCGGCAGTGCTGGAGGAACGTATGAAGAAATTTTTCGGTAAGTTTAACCTAGCCGAAACTGATTTCTCGCGTATGGATGGTCGTTATAGTAAGGTGTTACGTCTTTTGGAGCTTATTTTTGCTTTAGCTGTGTTGAAAGTTTGCTGGCATGATGATTTCATGGATGCTTGGTCGAAGGACCATCATAAGCGCATCTTTGCTGCGTTTG